ATCTGAGGAATAACCTGATCCAATGTCGCCACCGAACTTTTCCCTTAATATAGCCATTTGCCTTTCTCTTTCTTCTTTAGCAAGTATTGAAGCCGCAGAAACAGCAAGCCGCCCAACGAGAAAGTAGGTGCAATGATACAAAAAACATTTATTCCGTTTGTTCCTTTTGAAAACTGTGGCTGGAAAGATAGCTGGGATGGTACTTGTTCTCATCCCAAAAACGCTACACCTGAATGCCATCAGTTTTGTTGTCCGATCAAAGCTGTCACGCCGCCCAACAAAGCGTGCAGCCGACGTGTGCCGCGTCGCGGCGCAAAGGTCGTCAAATCCAAATCAAAGGTTATGGTTGGTCGCACACGCGGCTAACGCAAACCGTTAGAAAGCAGGGCTATAGGTGTCGCAAATGAAATTGCTTGATCTGTTTTGTAAAGCTGGTGGCGCGGGTTATGGCTACTATTTGGCGGGCTTCGATGTTGTCGGCGTCGATATTGAGCCACAGCCAAATTATCCCTTTCCCTTTCATCAGGCTGATGCTCTCGAATTTCTCGATCAACATTGGCAGGAGTTCGATGTAATTCACGCAAGCCCACCATGCCAGAGATATTCACGTATCACAAAATGGACAAGCAAGAAAGAGCATCCTGATCTATTGCAACCAACCCTTGAAGCGTTGAAGAAAACTGGTAAGCCTTATATCGTTGAAAATGTGCCTGGGGCACCAATGCAAAATTATCTCTTGCTATGTGGAACCATGTTTGGATTGCGTGTTTTTCGTCATCGCCTGTTTTTATGCAATCCAGCGATTACCTTTTCCCCAATGGCTTGCAATCATCACTCGTACTCTAGTAATAGCGTTCGTGGTACTGATCGGGCGAAATATAAAAACGGTGAGTTTGTCACTGTCACAGGTCACATCACCAATTTACCTAGAGTTCGTAGGGCGATGGGCATATCCTGGATGAGTAGAGCCGAGATCGTAGAAGCTATCCCGCCCGCATACACTGAATGGATCGGTAAACAGCTTATTACCGCCCTGCTTTCTAACACAGCGTGCAGCGGACTGTTTGAAGGCTCAGGCATTTTGCCCGCCGTCGTGAAAGATAATCAAGTTGGTTTGCCAGCTGTCAGCCGCTAACGCAAGCCGTTCTATGGACTGGAAACCCGCCAGCCATAGAACTCCCCGCCCAAACCCCAAAGCCCCTCGCCCGAGGGGCTTTTCTAAAATTTCTTAAGCCTTCGGCTTCGCCGCCAGCGGACAGATCGCAGTGGTTGCAGCTGCCTTCGGCTTCGGGACGGCTTCGGGGCTTCAGCATCGCCCGACAGTTCCACCCGTTACCCGCGCCGGTCCCACCCACGGACAGCACATCACATCCCCGCCTTCAGCGCATCAATCTGCCGAATGAGCGCCAGCCGTTCAAGCCGCGGCATCGAGGCCAACCGACGAGACCAGCGGCTTTGCAACCGCTTGATCCGCTCCCGCTCGCGGTAATTCTCCCCCAGATATCTATAATCGTGCAGCTCCAGCGGCTCAGAGAAATTCATCCAAACAAACTCGGTAGCCATCCACCCACCGCGCGTAACGGCTTCGAATGAGATCGAGCGCCAGCCATCCAGTTGCCGCTCGTATAGTTCAGACCAGTAACCCGAGATCATCACCTTGCAAGGCAGGGACTTGAGCACAGTCAGCAAGCGCAGATGATTATCTTCATCCATCATCTCATTCCGATAAATCGCTTTCTTGTAAGATCGAGTCTCACCCAAATAAGGAGGATCGGCATAGACCAATTCGCCGCCCTTCGGATTGAGCCAGACATGAGACTGTAAAAACGATATCGCATCGTCACAGACGACGGTGAGACCACGTACGTCACACAATCTCACGCTGGCCGCCGCCACTGCCCTGGCGTCGATGTCCACACACCAATTAACGGCGGCAGGTTTTTTCAAGGCAGTGATCGCAGCCGAACCACAACACATTTCAACAAACGTCAGGTGCGGTGGCATCTGATTAATGATTTTTTGATAAGTGCCTGAGCCGTTCTTTCCGCCTGGGTAATTATTCATACAACCTCCGCGCATAAGTATCGCAACTAATGGCGATATTGTCAACCCCCACAATGCTGCCGACTGGCCTGCGGCGGCGGGTACGCCGCCTTGGTTTTGACGGGACACATTCCCGCGCCTTTGAACGATCACTACTGGCCATCATCGTCAGAATTGACGGTGATTTTCCTTGCTCATATTTACACCCAGGCGCGATTATCCACCCACAGACACGGGACGGCTTCATAGCCCTCCCGTGTTCGCGTCTCGACAAAGAGCCGCGGCCGTCCCGTGCTCTGTATCCCACAGAAAGGAAGCCCATGCAAAAAATCTTCATCGTAGCAAACGACTACGGCAACGGCCTGAACATCCGATCCAAACCCGAAACATCGAACAACAAGACCGTAACCGGACACATGGCAGAAGGGGAAGCATTTACGGCCTACGACATTTTCCAACTCAAAGACGAAACCTGGGCAAGACTCTCGCAAGGCAATGGCGCGGTGCAGCGTTATGCAATGATCTCAAAAGGCAATCACGCCTACGCCAGAGAGCAGACACAGCAGCCATTACCCATCCTCGACACCTGGGTCGAAGCGGTTGACCGCTTCCTGCGTGAGCGTGGATTTATGGGGCCGAGACCGTGAGCAACATCGAGCAATACATCGGCCTACTAATCCAAGTCCCACTCGTCGGAATTTTTGTATGGTTTTCTCTCGCCATGATCAAGTTGTTCACCGACCTGATAGATCGACGCGATAAGGCATGGCAGGAATTCCTAAAACAACAACAGGAAACAAACAACAACGCAATAAAAGCTATGGCCGAACGTTTTGCAGACGAAATCCGCAGTCTCGGAAAAGAGATAGCGAGCCTGCACGGGGAAATGAAATGACATGGCAACGCGAAAGAAGCCGCGACGCAAGCCGGGCGGACAGGCCGGGAATAAAAACGCCCTGCGGCATGGCTTTTACGCGAAGCGCTTTACCACAGAACAAAAGAAGCGGCTCGACGGGCAGGAGCCGACCGATGTTCAAGCCGAGATCAACCTACTGCGCGTGTGCCTGGACTTGCTCTATGACCAGATCGACATCTCGCCCGTGTACGCCCCCAACAAAGCCGGCGGCCAGAGCGAGATCAGAGACGACCACTATCTAAAGCAGATGAACACCCTCAGCCTGATAACGCAATCGCTTGGCACGCTCATCCGCACCCACTACCTAACCCGCGGCAAAGGCGGACAGTTGGAGAAATCCATCACCGAAGCCCTGGAAGAACTCCGCCTAGAGATGGGATTATGAGCACGTTCAAGCAGACGATCAAGGCGGTCGCAAAGAAGTTCCCCAACTTCACCGCACGCGGCGGCGGAATCAATCTGTATCCATATCAGGCAGAACCAGCCCGGGCCATCCTCAAATCCATCTTCGAGAAGCAGGGATTGACCATCGTGATCGTTATCTCGCGCCAGGCAGGGAAGGACGAACTGCTTGCAAACCTGTTGTCTTATCTCATGCTTTTATTCGCTCACCGCGATACCGGGATCGTAATCGCCAACCCCACCTACAAACCACAGACGATCAATGCCATCGTGCGACTGGAAAAGCGGCTGACTGGCAACCTCCTGACAAAAACCATCTGGAACAAACGCAGTGACTTCATGCGAATGATCGGCTCCTGTGTGGCTTCGTTCCTCTCAGCCGACGCCGCCGCCAATGTCGTCGGCGCCGTCGCTTCACTCCTGCTTGTCGCCAACGAATCGCAGGACATCCAGCCGAGCGTCTACGATAAACGCTTCGTCCCCATGACCGCCTCCACCAACGCCACCCGCGTGATCGTCGGAACCACGTGGACCAGCAAAACGCTCCTTGCCCGTGAAATGCGCGCCGCACGCGAGCTCGAAAAGCAGGACGGCATCCGCCGCGTATTTATCTACACCGCCGACGATGTCCGCAAGGTCAACGCCGCCTATGGGCAGTTCGTGGACGGCGAGATCAGGAAGCTTGGGCGGCAGCACCCACTCGTCAAGACGCAATACTTCTGCGAAGAGATCGACGAGCTAACGGGCATGTTCAACGCCGCACGCCGCACGCTGATGGTCGGAGACAGAGAAGCCCAGGACTCCCCCACCCCAGGCCATATCTACGCCGTCACGATCGACGTGGGCGGACAGGATGAAGCCCTGCTCAATCTCGACGGCATGGGAAATCCCGGCAGGGATTACACCACGCTCGACATCACAGAAGTGGACTTGTCATCACTGGAAACACTGCAAGCGCCAACCTACCGCATCGTACAGCGGCGGGCGTGGCAGGGAGAGAGTCACGTCGCCATCTTCGGGAAGGTCTGCCAGATCGTGGACGCGTGGAATATACAGTACATCGTCGTGGACGCTACAGGTGTAGGAGAAGGACTCTGGTCAATGCTCGTCCGCAGGTATCCCACCAAAACCATTGCTATCAAATTTTCCCAGCAGGTCAAAAGCGAACTCGGCTACGCCTTCATCGGCATCATCGAGACGGGACGCCTTCGAGATTGCGCACCGTCCGAACTGGTCGCTGAGCAGTACGCCAACTGCGAGAGCGAAATCCTTGTCGGCCCGCTCCACACCATGAGATGGGGCGTGCCTGACGGCACGCGCGGCGCAGACGGCCAGCTTATCCACGATGATCATATTCTCGCCGACGCCATGATCGCAGAACTCGACAAGCTGGAATGGTACATCCACACGGAAACCGCAGTGATCGAGCAACCCGACCCGCTCAAAGAGATGGACAGGAATTACTAATGCCAACCCAATCCAATCGCCGCGCGATCAAACTACGCGGCCCGGAAGAACAATTCCGCACCGTCACCAGCCAGGCACATTGAGTGGGTATCCAGTACGCGAGTCTCGCGGCACCCACACACGCAACAGCCTTCAGCGGCGGGGGCGGCTCCAACCCGTTCTTTGAAGCACTCGCCGCGCCCTTCGTACTACTCAATGCGCCTGGCTTGATCTTCGCTCAATTCTTCGGCGACGCCGTCAACACAATTGGCTATATCCAAGACATGATTCTACCCACCAAGCCAACAGCGCCAATCCAGCCTGTATTTTGCAAAAAAGACGAAGGATTCTAATGCTGAGAACATTCCTATCGAAATTCATCCCACCCAAGCGCGAACAGATGAGCGTCCGCGAGAACGACAACACTTTCTACATCGGCGACCACGCCAGCGGCTTATATCGGGACCGCTTCGACTACGACCGTGCCACAATCCTGTCAGAATGCCTGAGGGCGTGGAGAGTGTCACCCATCGCGCGCCGCATCGTCAAGTTGTACACCGAATTCATTGTAGGCGAAGGCTTCAACATCAAATGTCAGCACGCCGCCACACACAAATTTTTGCTCACGTGGTGGAACCATCCCCTTAATAAACTCTCCGAACAACTCCCGCAATGGTGCGACGAGCGTACGCGTTCAGGCAATCTCTTTTTCCTTGCGACCGCCACACGCGACGGAATGACCTTTATCCGCGCCGTGCCATCGGAACTCATCAAGGAAATACAGACCGCAGACAACGACATTTTTCAAGAGACGTACTACATTCCCACTCTGGAAGGCGTGTCGCCGTGGCCTGCCTACGATCCCACCAAACCAATCTTCGACGACAACAGCAGCGAGTCCACATCCTTCATGCTGCACTACACCACCAACCGCCCCGTCGGGGTGGTGTGGGGGGAACCCGACCTCGCGCCACTCCTGCCCTGGATCGGACGTTATTCGACATGGCTCGAAGATCGGGTCAGGCTCAACCACTTCCGCACCGCGTGGATGTACATCGTCAGCGGCAAGTACCCAAGCGAACAGGCACGCGCCGCACGCGAACGGGATATCAACGCCAACCCGCCCAAGCCCGGGAGCGTGCTTGTGCAAGGCTCTGATGAAAACTGGGGCATTCTCTCTGCCAACCTGGACAGCTTCGACGCCTCTGTGGATGGCCTGACCATCAAGAAGATGATCGCCCTCGGCGCAGGCATTCCCGTACATTATCTCGCCGAACCGGAGAGTTCCACCCGCACCACCGCAGAAGCAGCAGGGACGCCGACCTTCCGAGCCATCGAGCAGAAGCAAACCGACTTCATCGCCATGATCAAGGATATGGCAACCATTGCCGTGCGAGTCCGCAAGGAAGTGGACCGCCGAGTCAATCCGCTGGCAGAGATCGAGATCGGCGCGCCCGACATCACCGAACGCGATAACGCCAACCTTGCGCTCGCCGCCTCCCGCATTGAGCCAGTCATGGCAGACCTGTACGACCGCGAGTTGATCGACGAACCTGAATTCCTACGACAGACCTACCGCATGGCAGGTGAAGTCTATGAATCGCCGCGCGTCAAACCGAAAGGCAAACGCCGACCTTTGAAACCGACCAACGAACAGCCCGCGCCGACCGCACCCGTGGAGCCAGATGAGCAGGAACCAGCCGATGAGTAATCTCAAATGGCAATCGACCAACTCCGAGAATACCTGCCCTTCCTGCAAGGCCCTGCATGGACAGATACACAACGCCGAAGAATGGGGCGTGCTCACGCCGCGTCACTCTTCGCTCTACTGCCAGGAGCATTGCAATTGCACACTCAGTGAGACCGATGAGCCAGCCGCAGGCGATATTTCAACCGCTCCACTCCGAATCTCCAACAGCGATTCCGTCGGCTCCGTCGGCGGCGGGTACGCCGCCTCTGCTGAGAAGACCGCAATCCCGAAAGGCAAACCAATGCAGATCAAATCCCAAATCCAGATCAGGCTCGCCGCAGGCGGCGAATACGAGATCATCGCAATCTCAGCGGGCACGGGCAACGGCTACAACTTCCCACCCTCCACACTGAAAAAGGCCGTCGCCATGTGGGATCGCGTGCCGTGCTACATCGACCACGAAGCCACACTTGACAAGAAGCGCCACTCCGCCCGCGACCTGGCAGGGATCATCCACTCCCCCACTTGGGACGAGCGTCACCAGGGAATCGGCGCACGCCTGAAACCCACAGGCCCGAGCGCCGACGACCTCCGAAAGCTGGCAGACGCCGCTCTCGAAAATCCCGACCTCCCCATTGGCTTTAGCGCCGACGTGTTCATCGACATCACCGACGATAGAACTGTCACGGCGATCAAGCGCGTCGTATCCACCGACGCCGTCCTCAAACCTGCACGCGGTGGCAAATTCCTGCGCGTGCTCCAATCCATCCTACAAGGAGAACCGACTATGAACGAGAACGAAGATCAAGTCATGGATGGCGCACAGGAAACTGACGCCGCCCAACTGAGCGAAGTAGACAAGACCGCTCAGGCAGTCCGCAATCTTCTCGGCGAACAACAGCGGCTCGAAAAACTGGCCGACGACGAGAAGAAAGCCAAAGCGACCCGCATCCAGCTATGCAATTACCTGCTGGACACGGCGCTCGACGCGTCCAAGCTCCCGAAGGCCGCGCGCACCGTCATTCAGAAGCGCTTCAAAGACACAGAATTTGAAGCACCCGAACTGGAATCCGCCATCGACGACCAACGCAAAGTCCTAGCAGAAGCAATGGCGAGCCAGCGCATCTCAGGCCCAGGCCGCGCGACCGGCGCGATGTTCAACACTGACGACCAGTTACAGGCAGCCGTCGAAGATATGTTCGGGATCGAACGCTCCGAACATCTAAAGAATGCCAAACCCGCGCGGCTCTCCGGCATCCGTGAGTTGTACTTCATGCTCACCGGCGACTTCGATCTACATGGCGGATTCTACGGCGAGCGCATCGCCCTTGCCACAACTGCCGACTTCACAGGTTTGGTCAAGAACGCGCTCAACAAGATCGTAGTCAATTCCTTCGAGCGCATGGGCGTCGCTGGTTACGACTGGTGGAAGAAGATCGCACTAGTCGAGCATTTCACGAGCCTACAGCAGATCACCGGCACACTCGTGGGCACGATCGGCAGCCTGCCGTCGATTGCAGAGCGCGGCGAGTACACTGAACTCCCCGTTGGCGACAGCCCCGAAGTCGCCAGCTTCACCAAGTACGGCGGATACCTGCCGCTCACGCTGGAAGCCATCGACCGCGACGAGACCCGCAAACTCAAGCAATACTCGATTGAGTTAGGCAACGCCGCCATGCGGAATATTTCAGAACAAATAGCCGCCATCTTCACGAGTGGCAGCGCCGCAGGCCCAACAATGGCGGACGGAGGCGCGCTCTTCAACTCCACCG